TGCCGCCGCCGCCGCCGCTTCCTGGCGGGATCGGTGGCCCTAGCGGTACGTCGGCCCCGCTGCCGTTTCCGCCCAGCGGTGGGACTATCCAGATTAATTACTCCCCAACGATTACCAACACTGGAGGAAACAACGATCAAAACCTAATGGAAACGCTGCGTCAACATTCGCGAGAACTGGCGCAGCTAGTGGAGAACGCGGTGGCGAGACGTGATAGAGCGAGGTATGCGTAATGGCCTGGGCAACACTGGGAGAAATCGAATTTGAGGTTTTGAATACGCCTCAATCATTGACTTTTTCGCGAGGCTGGAATTTTGTCGAACATAGCCGGATTGATGGCAAACCCACGATTCAAAGAGTCGGAGGAGTTCTGTCTACCGTTAATCTCGGCATTCGGCTCCACCGGGCTTTCACCAATCCCCAAGAACGCATTGATGAACTGATTGATTTGTCGGACGAACAAAAGCCGTTGACACTGGTTTTAGCCGATATCAACGAAGGAGAATTTGTCATCACCAACCTGGAAATTGTCTATCAACGATTGATCGCAGGGGATGGTCAGGAACCGTTGCTACTGTGGGCAGATCTAAGCATCTCATTGTTGGAGCATGTTCTAGAAATTGAAGGAACGCCGCTAAAAATCAGTGCAGCAGTGGGGTTTGAACGATTTTTTAACACATCAGGTTTTCCCGAGGATTCACCGCCTGAAACAACGCCTGAAACAACGCCTGCGCCGCTGCCTGTCCCAACCCTGCCGTTGTTCCCGTAACGATCATGGAACGATTTCTCACGCACATTACGAACGACGGAGATCGCTGGGATAACCTAGCGTATCGCTACTATGGCAGCCCCTATGCCTACGGTGCTATTGTTGAAGCGAACCCCGCCGAATTTATGCGATTGCCGATTCTGCCTAGCGGGATTGTACTCAAGATCCCAGTCGTCGAAACGTCCAGAGTCCAACCTCAAAACCTACCGCCGTGGAAACGTTGATCAAGCAATTAATTCGGTCTCAGTTGGTACCGTGGCTGTTGGCATGGGTTGACCGCCTATCGCAAGGCGATGAGCCTATTACTCACGACAATCCGATCCGGGTTTTTCCCCATGGGCCTATGTGGTGTGCGGTCGCTGGAAAGGACATTGAATCGGGCCATTCAATGTTTGATCGTTCTCCCATTAAGGCCTTGCAAAAACTGTTGGAAATTGATGATGTGATCGAGTTCCTGCCTCATGGTGTCTGGGAATTTGACTGCGAGGAATGCGGCCACCATCAGATTTCAATTGCGCCGTATCCAATCTGGGAGGGAAAGCTAGAGTGTTCTCAGTGTGGCCACATGAATTTTGTTGAGCAGGATGTGATTTAATGCCATGGAAATTATTGGATTCAATGTGATAATTCGAGGCAACCAGTGCGGCGGATTCTCCGTCGAAATTGAAGAGTTGCCCGAGGCCGATGTTTACGCTCCATTTCCTATCCAGATCGTCCACATCACTTTCTATCCCGACGAAATCCGGGGGAAATATTGGCAGATTCCCAACACGCCCGAGGCGTGGCGGGGCGAATTTATCGCAGTCTGGGATGAGTTGATGGAGTGGTTAAGGAAGGGGGAGCGGTGAACCAAGTTCTGCAAGGGGATTGCCTAGAGGTTATGCGGGGAATGGCGGATTGCAGCGTGGATGCTGTGGTCACAGACCCGCCCTATGGGTTGTCGTTTATGGGGCGTACTTGGGACTATGACGTTCCCAAAGTGGAGGTGTGGCGCGAAGTGCTAAGGGTACTGAAGCCAGGAGGCCATGTGCTGAGCTTTGCCGGAAGCCGTACCCATCACCGCATGGCCGTCAACATTGAGGACGCCGGGTTTGATCTCAGAGATACCCTGATGTGGGTGTACGGCAGCGGATTTCCGAAGTCGCACGATGTAAGCAAGGCGATTGACAAGGCGGCGAAGGCGGAGCGGGAGGTGGTGAGACCGCGCATTAGATTAGGTGACAACAAGCCATACATTCATCGTCATCCAGAAGATCATATTTTTAGCGGCAAAGAAACAGAAGATGGATATCGCAAAGTCACCGCCCCAGCCACCGAAGCCGCTCATCAATGGGAAGGTTGGGGCAGTGCCCTAAAACCCGCTTTTGAGCCCATCACCCTAGCTCGTAAACCCCTACAAGGCACTATCGCCCAGAATGTGCAGGAGTGGGGCACAGGAGCTTTGAATATTGATGGTTGTCGGGTGGAAACGGACGAACTGAAAGGCAAGGTCTACAACAACAAAGGCGATGCTCTTTCTTGGGGTGGAACGTATGGCAAGGGTACAGTTATGGGCAACCCCTCCGGACGCTGGCCTGCCAATGTTATCCACGATGGTAGCGAGGAGGTTGTAGGGTGTTTCCCGGAGACAGTGAGCGGCGTAATGAAGGCAGGAACGAAAAGAAACCAGGGTGGAGGTTATCACGGCGGGTTTCCAGAAATCGTCACCCAATACGACACAGTCGGCGACTCCGGCAGCGCCGCCCGATTCTTCAAGCAATGCCTTGACACCGACCCCGAAGACGCCGAAACCCGCCGCCTGTTCTACTGCGGCAAGGCCACGAAACGGGATAGGGATGAGGGACTGGAGGGGTTTGAGGAAAGGCAAACAGGAAAATGGAACAGTGGCGGCATTGGTGAACGTCGCAAGCAAGCGGGGCAGGAATTGTCTCGCAACACCCACCCCACGGTGAAACCCACCGACCTCATGCGCTACCTATGCCGCCTAATTTGTCCCCCCGGTGGCATCATCCTAGACCCCTTCACCGGGTCTGGTTCCACTGGCAAGGCGGCGATCCTGGAAGGCTTTGGGTTCATCGGCATTGAGCAAGAACCAGAGTATGTCGCCATTGCCAATGCCCGGATCGCCGCCGCCGCCGCCCGTAGCGAAAAGGCAACCTTAGAACAGCGGGTGGCATGGCTCGAAACCCAAACCCAAGCCCTAGGGGCCAAGGTGAGGCGCTTAGAGGCTAGTCAGCAGTTGAGCCTATGGGGGACGCCGTGAGAGTTCCTAAATTCAAATTGCAATACGAATCCCAGGACATCACGGAGGACGTTGTTGCCTACGTTTTGTCCATTACTTACACTGACAGACTCCATGCTTCCTCCAGTGAGTTAGATATCTCGATGGAGGATCGTTTATTGCGATGGATTGATCCGTGGTATCCGGAGAAAGGGGATCGATTAAAACTGGAATTGTTTTACGAGCAAAGCTTCGACAAATTAGACTGCGGTCGCTTTGAGGTTGACGACATTGAATTTACTGGCCCTCCCGATATCATCAGCCTGGGCGCACTAGCCACAGACATCAAACTGAATTTACGCGAGGTCAGAACCAAAGCCTACGAAAACACGACGCTGAAAAAAATTGCGGAGGAAGTCGCGGCAAGGCATAGCCTTGAATTGGTGGGGGAAATCCTTGACTTGACCTTTGAGCGCATTACGCAAAACGAAGAAACCGATCTGAATTTTCTGAATAGAATTGCGGACGATTATGGACAGATCGTGAAAATCGAAAACGGGAAATTGATTTTCTACAACTGGACAGACCTTGAGGCCCAGGATTCAGTAATCACTCTAAAGTTTCCGTCCCCTTGCGGGGACACATTCAGAGATAAAGCGGTAGGAACATACAAAGCTTGCGAGATTCAGTATCAGGATGCTCAGAAAAAAGAGACCATCACTCACACTGAACCGGCAACGCCGCCACGCGAAGATGGCGACATTTTGAAAATCAGGGAGCGCGTTGAAAATCGACAGCAAGCGGTGGCCAGAGCCAGGGAGGCGCTACGCCGTGCCAATGGGAGCCAGGTGGAGGCCACAATCAGCCTAGAGGGTGACCCTAGCCTTGTCGGTGGGATAAACCTCGACATCGAGTAAATGGGCGCACTCAGCGGCAAATACCAGGTGTTAGAGGCCATGCACAGGCTGACTTCCTCCCAGGGTTGGACGTGCGAATTAAAATGCCGGAGGATTTCATGAATTGGGCGCTTGGAATTGTTAGCGTGGTGGACGACGCAAAAGCGTTGGCCCGCTGTACGTTGCCGGACAAAGATCGCGTTGAAACATTTTGGTTGCAGGTTATCCAGCCGGGAACGCAACGGGATAAAGCCTATTGGCTGCCTGACGTGGGGGAACAGGTTGTTTGCTTGCTGGATGACTCCGCCGAAAACGGCATCATTTTGGGGGC